TAGTAGACGCAGGCGGCACCACCATCGACCTGGCGGTAGGCCGCCCCGAATGGTTACTTTCCCCCGAAGTGCCCTCAGACAGTGGGCTCACATCATCCCTATCAGCAGCCGAAGGCGACCCCATCGCAGGGATCATCGACACCGCCCGCGCGGCCGGTATCACAGGCATCTACCTCACCTTGGATGCTATGGCCACCACCACCCTGGCGAAACCCGAATACCAAGAACTACGCTCCGTATCCAGAGACGGCACCATCCGAGACGACCTGGGCAGCGCCTACGCCCTCACCAAAGGACACATCGGTGACATGCTAGAGGCAGCCGCACGGCACCTTGCTGCCCGCTACGGCAACCGCATCAACGGCATCATCCTCACCGAAATCCACTGGGACTCCGGGTCATTTTCGGATAAAGACCTGGTGCTGTTCAAACAAGACACCGGCGAGGCGGATTGGACCCGCCGCGGCGACGGCACCCCCCACGAGGGGCCCAAAGAGCTGGCGTGGTTCGGCGATAAAATGGCCGAAGTCGCAGGCCGCATCAAACGCGCTATCGGTAATGCCCAGCTGGTTTTTGACGTGCGAGTCAACTGGGCCAACCCGCCCGCGGGCCGGCCCGACAGCGGACACGACTATGCCAAACTACTGCAGCATGCCAATCTGCTGCAGCCCTGGGTCTATTTCGACGCTGGGCAGGCTGGAAAAGCCGCGCCCCTGGTGGAAGCACTCACCGCACAATGGCCAGGCAAGATCCGCCCCTCCATTGGGCTGTGGGGTGCTGGCGGCACCACCATTCCCGCAACCGACCTAGACACAGCTATCACCTCACTACGCGACCAGCCGTGGCTGCAAGCCACGCCAGCATCAAAACTCACCACTGCCCACTGGCAGGTGCTGAAACACTGGCGCTAACCACACCGAAAAAAGGGCCGCGGGCAAAACCCCGTTACCGCCCGCGGCCCCTCCCACCCTCTATCTATTAACCACAACTAAGGAGCCATCATGGCATTCGACATCTCTGGATTCGACAACCTAGAATTCAACATCCCAGCAGGCAAAGACAAAAAAATCACCATCACCATCCCCCCAGTTGACTGCCTGTATCCCACAGACGTCACCGCCATCCAAAACGAAGCCGAAAAACAACACATCGGCGAAGGCTCCGTTGAAATCATGCGGCTCTTCCTGCTTCATTTCAACAACACCCAGGCGAAGAAGGACGCCATCAGCAAGCTAGTACAACGCCAGCTACTAGAAATCGACCGCATCTGGAGCCAGGAATCAGGTATCCAGCTGGGGGAATCCTTGCCCTCCACCGGTATGCCTTCGGGGGAGACCCCGAGCTCACCGACGCCCTCCGAGTAGACCTCCTCCATATCGGATACTCACTCAGCAACGTAGGGCGCGCCTACCGGTGGAGCGACCTCAGGGCATTCCTCAAACATTTACCTGCCACATCCCACCTCCACACCTACCTCAACCCCGCAGCCGCCGAGGCCGCAGCCTGGGCGTTACCCACCAACCAAATATTGGGTGCGCTCTTCGACCAGCAGTACATCCTGGCGCTGGCCCGCGCCGGGAAAAACACGGGTGGTGTTGGGGGTCTTATTCAGCAGACCATCGAGGGGATTGAGGCATCTCATCAGCAGGTGAGCCGGCCGCATAGGCGGGAGCTGACCGCCGCGGAGATCAGGCAAAAGGTCAGGGAAAAGCACCACATCTAAATCCGAAAGGAGGGGATTTTTCATGGGCGCAGAGCTCGGCACCGGCTACATCTCGATCATCCCTGAGGTGAGCAAAATTAGCCCCACTATCGCCAAAGCACTGGGGAGTGTAGAGAGTGAAGCCGAGCGCCGCGGCGGCTCGTGGGGAAGCAAGCTCGCCGCTGGCGTGGGCAAGACGCTGAAAGCCGGGGCGCTCGCCACTGGTGTGGCGGCAGGTGGGCTTATCGGCACTGCCATGGCCAAAGGCATGGGCCGCCTCACCGCTATCGAGAATGCTCAGCAGAAACTCCTCGGCCTAGGCAACGACACCAAGACCGTTGCCGGAGTCATGAACGATGCGCTTTCCTCGGTGAAGGGTACCGCTTTCGGATTGGGGGAGGCCGCGTCCGTTGCTGCAGGCCTGGTTGCCGCAGGCATTAAACCCGGCCAGCAGTTGGAAACCACCCTGAAAACTGTGGGTGATACCGCTGCTATTGCCGGCCGGAGCATGCAAGACGTTGGCGTTATCTTCGGGTCGATTGCCGCCCGCGGTAAACTCCAGGGCGATGATATGTTACAGCTGATGGCGTCGGGCATTCCCGTGCTCCAGCTGCTCGCCAAGGAAACCGGGAAAACCTCCGCCGAAATCTCGGATATGGTTTCCAAAGGCAAGATTGACTTCGAAACCTTCGAAAAAGCCATGCGTGCCGGCATGGGCGGGTCCGCCTTGAAAATGGGCGAATCCTTCACGGGTGCCGCAGCTAACGCTCAGGCAGCCCTGGGCCGCCTGGGCGCTACCGCGTTGAAACCATTCTTCGGCCTGGCGAAGGACGGCCTGGTGGCCGCCACCGGCGCCATCGACGGCCTGGAAACCAAAATCAAACCAGTTGCGGCTGATATTGACACCTTCCTTCAGCAGCGCCTAGTGCCAGGGCTCAAGGATGCCAAGAGTGCTGTGTCGAATTTTATGCAGTCCGATCAGGGCAAAGGCATGCTTACCGGCGTCCAGGCGGCCTTCACTGACGTGCTTGATGCAGGCAAAGCCCTGGCGCCCGTGGTATCCACCGTGGCTACTGCTCTGGGGCAGGCATCCGCAGCCCTCGGTGTTAGCACCTGGAATATTTTCCTCGGTACTTTGCATGCAGCATCTGGTGTGCTCGTTGCCCTGGCCCCGTCCCTCCGGTCTGTTGCTGACCTGCTGAAAGCCCACCCAGGTTTATTGGCGGCCGCCATGGCAGGCTGGATGGCGTTCCGCACCGTGCCAGGTATCGTTGGCGGTATCACCACCACCGTAGGCCAGTACACGTCCAAGCTGTCTGAGATGCGGGGGCACGTGTCTAGCCTGTCTGAGATGCGGGGACAAATCTCCAGCATCCAAAAATTCTATAAGGATGCTGGTGTGGAAATGGACCGGGTTGGGGCCACCACACACTACCTGACCGGTGAACAAAGCGGCTTGGCTGCCGCAGTGCTCAAGGCTGAGGCCGCGTTCCAGCAGGGTTCCCCAGCATTGAAAACATTTGCGGAAAAGCACACCGAAGCAGCCCACACCGCACGCGCTGCCCTAGGCTCGATCGGTGACGCAGCAGTTGGTGTGGCCCGTGGCGGGTTCTCCCTGCTGAAATCCGGCGCCGAAGGCCTACTAGGCGCCCTCGGAGGGCCGTGGGGCCTGGCGCTCACCGGTGCCGCCGCTGCCCTTACCCTGTTCGCCAGCGAAAACGAAAAGGCAGCTAAGGCTGAGCAGCAGCACAAGAATAACGTTGATGACCTCAAGAACTCCCTGAACGGCATTGAGGAGGCAGCCACCAGGTCGGTGATGGTACAGCGCGCATCCAGCGAAGGCCTGATAGACCTGGCCAGCAAGGCAGGTATCGCATCCAGCACCGTGGTGGATGCGATGATGGGGCAGGCATCCGGCCTGGAGGCCATCCAGGGCAAAGCCGAATCCATCACTACCGCTTTTATGCATGCCCACCCCCAGCTGCAGCAAGCCAGAATCTCCGCCGATGATCTAGAAGCCGCCCTCAACGGCAACAAAGACGCCGCCTTGGGTGTGGCCACCGCCCTCGCTGATCTTAATGGTGGCAGCACCACCGCCAAGGAGAACGCCGCCCAATCCTTCGCGGAATGGAAGAAAGGCCTGACCGATGCCGACCTAGCGACACTGAAGCTTGCCGAATCCACCCGAGGCGCCAACAACGATCTGGCTGAGGCAACCAGGCAGCATGAAGCCGAAGCAGCCGCCATGACGAATGCCGCTAAGGAGGCTGATGCGGCGGCTCAGATCTACTCGATTCTGGGTGACAAGATCAAATCCATCCCTGACAACAAAACGATCAAGGTGGAGTCGGATGCGATCACCGATGAAACTAGACAAAAGCTGGAGGCCATGGGGGCAAAGGTTTCCGAGCCCTTCGAGGGGCAGGTGACCATTGATTTCCCCGACGCTTTCTCTATCATTTCCTTGCTGGATCAGATGGGAGTCAAACTCTCCAACCTCGACGGCTACATCCATATTGATAATGCCGAGGTGCCAGGCACTATCGAAAAGCTTGATGCTCTAGGGTTGAAAACGAAAACCCTTCCTGGCGGTAAAGTCGTTATCGACTCCAACGACCCAGATGTTAAAACCCGCATGCTCGATCTGGGTATCCTGGTCAAAGACAAACGCACCGGTGAAGTCAAAATCAATGACAACGTGCCAGAAGTCATCAAGCGGATCCATGGCCTGAGCGGGCAAAACACCACATCTCGCCACACGATTTCGGTGGAAACCGTGTATGTAGGTGGGGGCCGTCCCGCGCTTCTCCCTGATGGCAGCCCGGCACGCCGTGCTATGGGCGGTGTTGTAGGGCTCGCAGCTGGCGGTTTGTTCGGCACCCCGGCAGGGTATCGGCTGCCCCTTTCCGGGCCCGGTACCACCGAGGTCGATGGTTTCCAGGGCGTCGATAGGCAGGGCAGGCCCACAGCCCGGGTTGATGCTGGGGAGTGGGTTATCAACCGCCGCTCCTCGGCCAAGCACCATAATTTGCTGCGGGCGATTAATGATGATTCTCCCAAGCTCAATAAGATTCTAGGGGGCGTGCAGGCTCTGGCTGATGGTGGGGTCGTCACCCCAGGTGAGCTCCTGAGATTCGCCAAAGGTGAAACCGTCAACGGTAAGAAAGCCCCCCGCTCCCTTGAGGGCGCGCCGTATGTTCTCGGCGGTGGCCTACTCGCCAACTGGGGGGACTGCAGTGGCGCGATGAGCGGCTTGGCCGCACTAGCTGTGGGATGGCCACTCGATGGACGCAAGTTCGCCACCGGGGATGAAGGCCCCGTACTGGCCCGTATGGGGTTCAGCACCGGCCTGGGCAGCGGCGGCCCCAGGTTTTCCATCGGTTGGCTCAACGGTGGCCCCGCCGGTGGCCATACCTCAGGTACCATTCATTTCACCGACGGGCAGGCAGTCAACGTCGAGATGGGTGGTGGGCGTGGTAACGGTCAAATCGGTGGTGGGGCGGCACCAGCCTCCCACCCCCAGTACACTAACCACGCCTACCTGCCACTTATTGCCGGGCAGATCGTGACCATCAACGGCAAAGACTATGATCCGGCTGACTTTTTGAGCCTCGGGGATGACATCGAATCCACCTCCGTGGATGGGGTGAAAACCAGTCGCGGTAACGTTTCGTGGGGCAAAGCCCAAAGCCTGTTTGACCAGGCCAAAAGGTATGTGCAGTACGGGCCGAAGTTCGACACCGGCGGCCGGTGGCCATCCGGCGTCCGAGGACGGAACGAATCTGGCGCCGACGAATTGGTTTTGACGAACCAGCAGTGGAAGCACCAGTCGGCCATCGCCAAGGCCCTGCCGGAGATCGGTAAGCAGAACGCTACTGCGGCGAAAATCCTCATGGCGGCAGGCGAAAAATTCGACCAAGCCGCTGGGGAAATCTCCACCGCAGCAAAGCTCTTCGCCCACGACGCCGAAGACACCCGGGTCATTGTGCAAGCCGAAGGCCGCCATTTCGGAGGTGGCTGGTTGGACTCCGCCGAAGTTGTAAGAGACGCCGAAAAAGGCCTTTACGAACTGCGGAAAAAGATCGCCACCGAATCCGATAGCATCAGCAAAGCCGAAAAGGAACTTGCCGACGCTAAGAAAGAATTGGCGAAAACCGAGAAAGAGGGTGCCGCGGTATCCAAGGCCGATAGGCGAAAACTGGAAGACGCCGAAAAATCCTTGGCTGACGCCAGGAAGAAAGGCAAAGCCGATCGCATCGCCGACGCCGAGAAGAAACTCGCCAGGGTCAGGGAAGACATCGGCGACAACCTGGAAAAATCCACCGACAAAAACGCCAAAGCGGTCAAATCCGCCCAGGAAAAGGTGAATAAAGCGGAGGACAAGTTGACGGCGGCTCGTGCCGCCCAGGCTGAGTCCCTCGCTGATCTAGAGGCGGCAGAACGCACTGTGGCGGCATCCCGCTATCAGGCAGCCAGCGAGATTGCTGAAAAGATCGGCGGCTCCCTCTCAGCAGGCATTGGGCACATCGCCAGCTTCTTCTCTGAAATAGAGAAAGCAGCCGGTATCGTGGATAAAACCCGGCAAGAAGTGTCCAAATTGGAAGTGCAACAGCAAACCAACGCCCTCACCAGGGCGAAAGCGTTGGCTGAGCTGCAGATCAGGGAGCGGGATGTAGAGCGCACCCGTGCCCGCGGCATCGTGAGCATTGCTCAAGCCGAGGCTGCCCTCGCCGAGGCCCGTAAGCAATCCGCCCTCATGGGGTCCACCAGCGTGGAAGCCATGAAAGGTGCCATTGATCGCTTCTACCGCACCGGCAAATTCACCGTCGAAGACCTGACTGCCTCCGTGGTGGCAAACAGCAAGGAAATCCAGGCCGCCGAATGGGGAATCCGGGTCGCTCGGGCCCAAGCAGCAGTCGACGACCTGGAAGCGGCGAAAGCCCAATCAGAAGCCCGCTACGAGGCGCTGGAGGCAACGCTGAAACAAACCGCGGCAGCGCAGCTGCTGCAGGCCCAGACCACGGCCCTTGCTGAGCAAACCGCCAGCCTATACGGTATGACCGCTAATCAGGCTCAGGGTGCGTCCAAGGGCTTTGGTGGGGTATCTAAACTAGTAGGCGGCATCGGTAAGCTCCTAGCCGGCGCTGCGGCTGGTGTTGCTGGTTTCACCGTCGGCGGGCCACTAGGCGCCCTGGCGGGTGCCGGCATGGCATTGGGCGGTCTGAAAGACCTGGTGCAGGGTGGCATTGACATCCACCAAAACAAGGACTCCATCAAGGACGCCTGGAAGAATCTAGGGACGGCTGAAAAAGCCGCCCTGGTTCTGGGGTCCGCGGGCGGTGCTGCCCTCACCATCGGCGGCGGTGTGCTCTCCCAACAATACGGAGTAGAAGCCGCCACTGGCGGCGCCAAGCTCGGCGAGCAGTTCATGGAGAGCACGATCGGTGCACTCCAGTACGGTATCAGCGGCAGGATCGAAAAATCCCAACGCCAAACCGAAGACCGGCTCACCGCTATCCAACGCCAGATCGACCAAAGCAACCTCAACCTGGAGCTAGAGCGAGCCACTAAAACTGTGGAATACCTCCGGCAAAAAGACAAACTGACCGCCGAACTGGAGTACGCGAAACTCAAACAGGAGATCGAAAAAACCGACGACGAAAAAGTGCGGAAAGCACTCGCCGCCGCCGCGGAAGTAGAACGCCTCCGCTCACTCGCCACCACCACCGAGGTAGCACAAACCGGGGAACTCCGCCAGCTCAACGCCACCCTGGCCGAACTCCTCGCGGTCACGAAACGCTCACTCGCTACCGGCTCCGGGCAGATGGGGCAATTATCAGCAGTCGATGCGGTGCGCTACGAGCGGGCCCGAATCTAACAGAAAGGAGGCACCATGATTGACCGACGCTATTTAGTGCGGTACATCGCCCCCACAGGTAAAACCTGGGAGCTGTCATCCAGCGCCTGGATAGCGGGCATCCGCAGGGCCGGCATCAAAGAGCTGATCGGCAGGCCCGAAGCCACCGGCATCGAAACCCTCGGCGTACCAGGCAGAGCCATCGAAGGCCTCCGATTCCCAGCCATCGAAGGCTCCCTCGACCTCTTCGTCCGCGCCGGGCAGGGCCGGCATGCCCATGATATTTGGGCAGAGTTTCGCCATGGTTTCTCTATCCTCCCGCCGTTGGGCACGCTCCAGATCGAGTCACCCATGGGCACCATGCACGCCCAAGTGCGGCTCAATGGTGCCCCATCTGATCTAGAAGTTGATGATGCTACGGCCGATGTGTGGGCATTATCCATACCGCTTGCTATTGATGCTGGCTACTGGGAAACGACCCCATTCCGAAAAACCGGGAGCGTCACCGTGACAAATTCCGGCCAGGTGTATATATGGCCGGAAATCGTGTGGGAAGGAGCCGGTGGGAAAGTAACACTCCCCTCCAAGGCGGAATTCACCCTACCCGCAGTGGACTCTATCCGCCGGCTGCACCTGGACCCGCAGAGATCCCACCAAGTACTCACTGCCATAGGTGTGCGGGATGATGACCTCTGGCGCCGAATTCGGGGCCAAATCATTTCTGAAGGCGTGCCCCCGGGGCAAAGCAGGCAATACAACTTACCTGCCAGGGCATTTCTGGAGTGGCGGATAGGGGTGCTCGACCCATGGCGATGACAATCGGGCAATGGTGGCAGCACGCTAGGCACCGGGCTACGGTGGCGGAAGATTTCGGACAATGGATCGGGCTGCTGGACGAGAACTGCGAACCGCTTTTCGATTGCCCACCACCAATAGAATTCTCGGCACCCGCTACCCGGGGCGGGCTGGTATCAGGCAGGTTCCTCCACAAAGTAGCAGACGGCGCTAGTGGGGCAGTACACCCGTTAGCGGATGAACTGATTGCCGATTTCGGCGCAGCCCAAAACGGGCAGCTTATCGAGGCTGATGGGCCTACCCGCTACATCATGGTGGAGCGGGTAGGCTTCCGCAGGGTGTATCGGATCACCCACACCGTGGCCAGGGGCACCTTCCACACCCCAACCCTTGTGGAAATCAACGGCACTGACCTGCTCTCAATCCTGAACCGGCACGTGGCCTGGTCAAACCCCCAAGCGCTTCGAACAGGCAGCTTCCAGACGTTTACCCGCGACTGGGTAGGCGACCCCACCAAGCTGGAGCTGTATAAAACCCCCCGCGATTTGATGCACTACCCCATGGTCACCGCAGTCGACGGGGTAACCATGGAAGGCCCCGCCGAAAACATAATCCGCAACGTCATCGCCAACTCCCTTGAGGTAGGCTTCAAGCTGTGGGGGAAGGGGCAGCGGATCGTGGTGTCGACGGCATCCTCCGGGCTGCCATCCCCACACCTGGTGTATACCGCTGACGACCAGCCCCTCTGGGACTCCATAGGTGCCCTAGCCCTCCAGGCCGGCATCACCGTCACCTGTGACCTGTGGTTCCCATCCGACCCCCAACCCATAGGGGTGAAACCCCTCATCCAACCCACCATGATAGTTCGCGTCACCCAAGGCTAACAGGCGCAGATAGGAGGAGATCATGGCCGAAAAAACCGACGTCATCCTCGTCGCTGACGGTGGCGACCTCACCGTAAGCCGCCACATGCCCGCCTACACCTACGGCGCGTTCGACGTCACCATCCCCGCCGACAAACAACAAGAACAACCCGCCGAAAACCGGCTCCGCAACGGCTACATCTACCGCCCACCCGACGCCGGCGCTGGCGCTTTCGACGTGGGGTTCGTGCGCGCCGACGTCACTCTCAACATGAACGGCCGATCCTCCAACCTCGAAACCGCAGTAGACACAGCCCAAAAACGAGTCGACGGCAACCTATATTTCGAACGCGACATTACCAGCCGGGGCCTCGGCGCCTACGAGCCCGGCACGGATTTCCGGCTTGGGGATGTGGTCCTGGTGGAGATTTGGGGCAGGCGCATCAAGGTGCCAGTGACAGCTATCGACCTCATTGGCAATAGCCAGGAGGGGGCTAGGGGATGGCGGGTTCATGTGGGTGGGCAGATGATATCCGATGCTGAGGCCCTGAAAACCCACAATAATGCTATTTGGGAACGCATTAATCAGGAGCGCGCAGAACGGCTGCGCACGGTCGGGGCGGTGCAGAAGACCGCCACCACGGCGGTAACCGCGGCTGGTGTGGCCGATGTGAAAGCCACCACAGCAGATACCAAAGCCGATAACGCAGCGGTTGCTGCTGATGATGCTGATAGGAAAGCCAGGGAAGCCGACCGAAAAGCTATTGAGGCACTGCAAACCACAGTCACTGGCATGCCCCGCATCCTCCATATCGACACCGGAGATATCAATCTTTTCACCGGATCTAGCGGAAAAATTAACTCCGGTACCGAATGGGGCACCTTGCAGTGGCTTGCGGCAGGAATACGGCCTCGCAGTGGTGCCCGATTTGAAGCCAAAGGCAACTGGGTTGGATCCATTCTCATGATCGCGGTATCCGACCAAGGTGCAACAGATGTGAGCTGCGCTAATATCACCGCTGGAAACCGATATCATGATTCGGCAACCGGTGGGCTTTTCCAAGCGTATAAATCTGCTACGGTTTTCATTCTTCCCAGCGCATAACCAACACCATTTAAGGAGTATTATCATGCCCACCATTACCGGCAATTTGACGCTCGTAACCCAAATCCCCGCAGGCGCCACCCATTTGCATATCCATGCTCCCCAAACCCGGGTTACCGGCAGCACAGTAATCCTCACCGACCCCGATATCATTCAGGTAAAACCCGATGGCACCTTCACTACCACCATTGAGCCTGGTGAAGCTATCTGCATACCCGCCTACTCCGGCACCATGGGGCTCCCAATTCCCATTCTTGTGAAACCGGAAACCGCAACTTTCGCCGAAGCCGTACGGAACGCCGGGAATCTCACCGCTGACGAGCGTGATTCCGTCATCACCATGTACCACGAAATCGTGGCATCCCAACAAGCCGCCTACGCCGCCGCCAGCCGTGCCGGGGCGAAAGCCACCGAAGCCGCCACTCATGCCCAAGCGGCAGCGAAATCCGCCACCGAAGCAGCAGCAGCTATCCCCCCGGCAACCGCCACAACCCAAGGCAAAATCCGCCTAGCAGGAGACCTCACCGGCACCGCCGATAACCCTAAAATTATTACAGCGGGTAACTCAGCGTGGAGTATTACCGCCGATGCGCATCCCGCTAAAGCGGGCTTTGTAAAAACGCAACCCGACGGTCAAATCCATATCGAAACCCCCAGCATCACTAGTTACTGGCATGCTGTTAATAAAAAATACGTTGACAACCAGATAAACACCAGGGCGCCAGTGGGCCATACCCACAATCTGAGTACTATCAATGGAGTTCCGAACACGGCGACTCCCGTAGTTGGAGCTTATGGTGAGACTACGATCATGACACGGACCGCCGGCGGGCGATCCGAAATCGCCGATCCGATTGACCCGAAGGACATTGCGAATAAGCAGTACGTGGATGGTGAGATAGCGAAAATCGGTGCCGTACTCAGCAATGGTCTCTTTGGTGAGCAGGTGAAATGCTGGCGGATAGGCAGGTGGGTTTTTATCAATATCAGAGACGCTGACCACGGGTATAAAGGCCAACTGCCTATAGCTTTCCGTCCTATGGCGGATATAGATTTTTTCCTCACTGTCCCCACCAGGCGGGACTCTCCTGGGTGGTGCAACATTCTTACCAACGGAAGTGTCAACGTTAATATCGACCCCTCCAGCCCCGGAAACGTCACCAATCGGGGCTTTGGGTGCGCCACCTACCTAGCGGCAGAATAGAAAGGAAAGCCATCATGTCATTGCAAGATCTTAAAACCAGTACCCAATCCCTCACCATGGAGGAATGGACGGAGTTCCTCGGCTGGTGTGTGGCTGAGGAGCGGCCGCGCCGGGAGATGCTACAAGCGCAGGAAGAAGCACGCACCCGGCTCATCATGCACCTGCGTGAGCTAGGGGAAATCCCTGCACCCGACGCGCTACGGGAAACACCACGGCATGTGGAAGACGCCCCTGAGTGGCAGCACCCCAAGAGCGAACCGCAAAACTGCTACATTCAGGGCGATATCATCCAGTATGAGGGCAGTCTCTACAAGAGTGTATACCCGCATCTGAACTGTTCGGCCCCCGGCGCTGATGGTAAATGGTTGCGTATCGAGCCGGTGCCGGAGCCAGCCACACCACCGGAAGAATCCCAATAAACAAACCCCCCATCAAACCCCGGAACACCCTTATTGCTTGGGCGCGCCGGGGTTTTCGCATGGGCGCAATCTAAATGAAGAAGGAGAAAGCAATATGACTACAATGCCTGTTGAAGCGGGCTTTTACGTGACCAGCGGTTTCGGCCCGCGGGAGGGGGGCGAGTTCCACTACGGTACGGATTTCGGCTGTGATGGTGGTAGCGGCAACCACTTGGTTTTCGCTATCCGGCCGGGTACTGTGCAGTACGCCGGGCAGGCTGCTGGTTTCGGCGAGTGGGTGACAATTGACCATCCGGCTGATGTGGGCGGCGGCTATAGTGTGTACGGGCATGTGATCCCCGAGGTGGTGCCTGGCCAGTGGGTAGGGGAGGGGCAGCGGATTGCCCGCATCAACCCTAACCCCGCGACAAACGGGGGTTTCCCACCGCACCTGCACTTGGAGTTTCACCGGTTTGTGTGGGCGCCGCCCGGCCCTGACCGTATCGACCCCATGAGCATCCTTGCGGGCGCCCCCTACCCGGATAGTGGGGCAGTGGCGGCGGCCGCGTCCTTTGGTGATCCGCTGTTCGGTGTGGATGTGAGCGAGCATCAGGATGGCATAAGCCTCCAGCAAGCAGCCCGTGAAGGCGTCAGTTTCGCTATTATCCGCACCACGGATGGTACTTACCGGGATCGCTGTTACCGCAGCCACCTGGAGGATGCTGAAGCCGCCGGTATGCTCACCGCCGCCTACCACTACCTGCGGAACCCTTCCGAGGGCACCAGCATCCAGGAACAGGTGAACGCTTCACTAGCGGTGATGGGGGACGCCATCCGGCCGATGTGGCTTGACGTTGAGACCGAGGCGGGGCTCTCGGTGGAGCATATCCGTGCCGCCAAGCAGTGTTTTGAGGCTGCTGGGGTGCGGGTGTGCGGCGTGTACTCCTACGTGCCCTACTGGGAGCGCAGGATCGCAGGTGGTGAGCCGGACAGCGGCGAATTCGGGGCTCTCTGGGTGGCGGCCTATGGGCAAAACCGTCAGGGTGACCCCAGCCTCATCTACCCCGGCAACGCGCACCCACAGTGGGATTACCCGCTGGGCAACCAGAAACCCCACGTTTGGCAATACGGGTCCAACGCTTTGGTGGCGGGCTTCGCTGTGGATATTAATGCTTTCCGCGGCACCCGCGATGAATTGCGTGCAATTTTTTACGGGGGTGCTACGCCCCCAAACCAACCAACTAAGGAGGATTTTCTCATGGCGCTCACCGACGCTGAACAACGCGAGCTCTTACAGCTCACCCGAGACATCGCAACCCAACTCCAAGGCCCCCGGCAGGAAGACCTGCCTGACGGACAGAAAAACCCCGCAGGCGGCCGCGGCTGGCCGCAACTCGGAGCCACCCCCACCGGCCAATATCACACCCTGGTTGACGGGCTCAGCGAAACCCAAGCCGACGTGAAAGCCTTGCTAGCCTGGGCCGCTGCCCAAAGCGGCACCAGCATCGAGGCCATCAAGAACCACTATGCGACCACACAGGAAGGAAAATAATCATGTGGACTAAAATATTCTGGATCGACGCAGCAGACCGCGCCATTCGCACCTTCGCCCAAGCCCTGCTCGCAACCATCACCGTTGGTGATGCTGTTTACCATGTGGACTGGACGGCAGGACTAGGCATTGCAGCTACCGCCGCAATCGCATCCCTGCTCACCTCCGTGGCCACATCGAAAGTTGGTGATGCTGGCACTGCCGCCATCATCACCCCAGGCACTCATACCGGCGGTGAGCATGCGGCATGAGTGACAACATCATCACCCTCATGAATGCGGTAGATGCACTCATCCGCAGCCTTGACCCAGTGCTAGTCGCCGCAGTCATCAACGCGGCAGCAGCATTATCTTCCTAAACAGATCGGAGGAAACGAAACCATGGGGCCCGCAGATTTCATTAAAATCATATCTACCGTGGCCCCTGTCAGTCGGGGGTTCTGGGCAGCGCTCTGGGAATGGGTGAGCCCCACAGAGGCCGTAGGCCTGGCGCTCATTGGTGCCGCTGGTACCTGGTACAAAATTTTCACCGACCGTAAAATGGCCGAGCTGCGGGCTGAGGTGGATTGGGCTAAGGCCGATGCCGAGAAAGACGCCGCCAAGGCCGCCGCTCTAGAGCGCAAAGCCGAGGCTATAGATAAAGCATCACAAGAGCTGAGGGAATGGCTCACCACCCGGGTATCGGTGCTGGAAGCCAAGGTGGAGGAAATGCAACACGAGCGGGAGGCCTATCTTCGAGTAGCAGCCGCCTTCTTCGACGTTCTCGATGACTACCCTGACCCGCCCGGCCCACCCAGAATATCCACCCACGTTGCCAGCTACATCGGCTGGACAAACATCGACACCAAACCCCAACCCCCCAACACCTAAAACCCCAACCCCCCCCCCCCCCCCCCCCCCGGCCCCGCGGGGGCGGTGTCTTCCTTTTC